ACCCCTGTCCAATAGTGATTGACACCATCACCATCATCATCCCACAAATTAACAGCACATCCAGGAAAAGGAAGCCCCCTATGTGAAGCAACCCATTTCATCCTTTCCTTCTGACAATGACAAAGAGAACTTTCCACATCTTTTGTTATTCCAAGATAATTCGTTTCTAAGTAATGTCCTACCTTTGGCATCATGTCAGATAAACCTCCATAACCCATTCAGGATGGTCCACTTTCGCCTGTTCCACAAATACTTTAAAGAAGTCATTCCATTTCTCATTCCATGTGTTACGAGATTCAGGACTATGGGCAAAAGTATCCACACTACACAGACAAGAAGGATAATAGTACCATCTTAAAGGACTCCCCCTCTTACGCAAACAAACACAATACTTCCTCAAAACAGAATTGCAGTACCGCTTATGCTTTATCCTAAGATGTCTCCATATACCCTGATAATCCATATAATTTCATTCCTCATAACGTATTACTGTAGTATTCCTACAGAATAATGAATAATCCACCAAAAATACACAGATAATAAAGAGAAATTCCACTCTATTTAATATTCCCTAATAATACTAAGCATAATCAATCCAACACCAAAATAATACCTATATTCCATAAGTATCATTGTGAAGATTCCTCATAACTATATAGAATCCTTAAAATCATTTCCAAAATATACCATATACTGCTCCTTGTAGGTTGTTTTCCCACCACAGGTTTTCCCTTATCACCGTCGTATTCCCACTGATGGTATCACCGTTACTGTTGGCGTAGTCCCTAACCGTTACTGTTGGCGTAGTCCCTAACGGTATTAGCGTCCGTGTCCACTTCCGAAATTTCTAAAATCGCACTCTATTTTGGGACTCCCTACAACACCAACACCATACGACTCCCCTATACCATCACCTACATAAGGGAAGAAGGTCTAATTGACCCCCTTCCCAGTAACTAACCTACCTACCCACGGATTTTCTGACCGTCAAGGCTCCTGCATCCCTTCTTATTCAGGAAGGGTACAGTATGCCCATTCCCGTTGTAGCCGAACCGCTTTGCGGCTCCCATTCGGGATGGTGCAACTTCTGGTTTTCCTTCAGGGTTCAGGAAAACCACGGTGTCTTTTCCGTACTTCTCAACCGCTTCCTTCACGGTGAGAATCTTGTCACCGTCCTCAATCAGGTCTTTCCTGTCGAGCATTTTCCTTGCCACAATGTTGTCGGCAATGTCCGTGTGAAATGTCGACTCCACTTCACCGTTCAGGAAGTAGTGGATGATTTCTACCCTGTGTCCATGTACCTTTCTACCCTGACAAATTTCCCGACCATGCTCTGACATACTCGCCTCCTATTGCTTTATTTGATAACTAAGTGTAACATATTGGAATCATTATGTCAAGAAGTTTTTTCAATGGACTTCACCAACACCGACACCGTAGGATTCCTCTAAGGTATAAGAAAATATTATACCCTATAAGTTTTTCTGATGCAGGAATCGTCTTTGTGGCATGAATTTTGCTACTGCAATTTAGGTGCCAAAGGATTCCAATAGAATTGTATACAATCCCTTGGTATGCTTTTTGCATATTTGGGGGATTCCTTGGAGACGAAAAGTATACAACTCTGTAAAGGATTCCATTGAAAATCGCTTGCGAGCTTCGAAGGAATATAGCTCTACGCAATTTGGGCATATCACCCTCTGCGGAACAGCCAATATCAATGACCCCTTTGCGAGCTTCGAAGGAATATAGCTCTACAGGGTATACTCTTTTAAATTGGATTCCTAACATTGTATACAATCTTTATCCAAATTATGCACTCTTTTAGTCTAATTCCTACATCCTACTGGTGAATAAATCCCAGAACCAGTCTGATATAAGAATCCCAAGTATTACCCAGAAAGGAATCGACAACACCACCGCCAAGCATATTCCCTTGAGTAATTTGGTTACATCTTCCATGTTAGAAGCCTCCTGTATATTGGAATACGATTTCTGCGTCAATGAGAAATTTGATCCTGAAGTATACACAGTGGAAACACCATGTATCACACCCACCCTTGCAGTAATTCCTTGTGATAAAATTGGTTAGTTTCATAACAACCTCCATCATCATATTTTATACCCTATTCTACCATATAGGATCAAAGATGTCAACAAAGGACTTCACCGTTGCCGTAGGGGGATAAAGTTTAATTGAACACACCTTTTTGGAGTTTTAATTAAACTTTTAGTCATTCCTGATTATAGGATTCCATTGTAGGTGTAGGGGGTAGTCCCCGCTGGTCTCGCCAATTCAGCTCACAGTCGGGGACCGATTGCTACTTCTGAAAGTAATAGTCCCCAGACATATTGTACGAATCCAATATGTCTTGATGTTCTGCCTGATCCTCTTCCGTCAAGTAGCAATCTTCTTGACATGAAGCACAATCCTGATCTACCTTCTCACAGTCGATAAACAACATTCCTGATCACCACCTTTTCTCTTATTGTATCATACAGGACTACACTTGTCAACAAAGGACTTTACTGGCACAAATCTTGCTTGTCTTGCAAGAATTATGCCATATGCAATTCTTATGCCACAACTCTATTCCATTATCCCTAATGTTCTACTCTATTAATGGATTCCGTTATCTTTAAGATCGTACTCTATAGTGGGACTCCAAACCATACGATTCTCTACTCTATATGAGGATTCCAATCATGTGGTTGTCCAGTCTGTTGGGGTATTCCCACTATGCAGTAATCATACCATTACAATTCACAATATTCACAAGCTATTGCATAACCTATGCCAAAAGTACAGAATAAGGTATCATTTAAACTTATACCATATAAGATTAAATAATGAGAAAATGCTTGACAAGGTTTTTTATATACCTTATACTGTATCATGTTCTATATAGAACAAATAAAAAAAGGCGGTGCAAAATGAAATTAGTTCAGGTAAAGACAAGAAAGTTAGCAGATGCAAACGAAGTAAACAAGATTTACAGAGACGACGACGATACAATAACTGTAAAGAAGACTTACCATATTGACGTAGCAGATAACATTTATAAGGCTGATAAAACAGTTATCGCTATGTTTAATGGTAGAGAAGTTACTGCTATGAATCGTCTCGAACTGTGCAAGGTAATTGCTACAAAAATCATTTCACGTAGTAAGCATATCAAAGAAAACCAAGTTACTTTGTCAATGCTCAATATCGTAAATGGTGTACCTAAGATTGACGATGCGCCAAGACATAGTGTAGCATGGCTAAATGCTCATGGCGTTCGAGCATTGAATGGTAACAAAGTACAGAATAGGTAAGGGTGATATGATGAATAAACCTATAGAATTAGCGTACATAACCCTTGACAAGTTATTTAACCGTATACCTAAACAGTGTATGTTTAATGACAAGTATTGTATCTCAGGTATTGATCAAGGTGATTATGTTATTTGCGACAAAGCAGAAAATGATATTTGCGAAAATGTAGACTATATGATGCTATAGTGTAGTTAACGGCATGGGTTATGCACTCTGCATAACCCATACCACATCACCCATGCAAATATCATGCCACAGGTAGACTAAAAGCTTTTTTTGCGGTATATACACTAGCTTCCACATAGAGTAAATCCAACAAAAAGACTTTCTCGGACTCCGCCGACGGTGAAGAACAACAAAAAGACTTTCCCCGACCCCGACGGTGAAGAACAACAAAAAGACTTTCTCGGACTCCGCCAACGGCAACGACTACACCAACGGCAACGACTACACCAACGACTACACCAACGGCAACGACAGAACAAAAAAGTTAAATAATTCTCCACTATTGCCGATAGTATAGTAGAAGGAGAATGTATGTCTAAACTCGTACCCACCAATGACCAGATAGCTGAAGCCCTCAAAGAAAGCTCTGGTCTCATTTCTTATGCTGCAAGAAATCTTAACCAACCAGTAGAAGTTCTCAAGAAAGCCGTTAGGAAGAATAAGTATCTCAGAAACCTCATGATTGAGTTACGTGAATCTGCCATCGACTTAGCCGAAGATACCCTTATGTGGCGAATGAGAGAGAAAAAGGATGCCATCGTTGCCATGTTCGTACTTAAATGTATAGGTAAGAATAGAGGATGGATAGATAAGCCTGAGAAAGCAGGTGAGTCTTTGGATAAGCCTGTGTATATTAAAATACTTCCAGCCAATGTCGGAGATGTTCCTAAGAAGAGGGGAGCTGGAAGGCCGAAGAAGGCAGAGTATCCTCCTATGGTGGCTATTGCTCCGGCGGTGAATGAATCAGAAGAAGCTATTCTGGATGCAGAGGTTTTAGATTGACTCTTTTAATATATTTATTACTGGTATATATGATTGTAGGATGTTGGCGGGAGTATGGCTAAGAAGTCATTTCTTGATGATTTTATAGCGAATAAGTCCCCGAAGATAGATGTTGAGCTCCAGGGTACTCGTATATTCTATGAGAATATGATGAGTGATAAGGAGATAAACATTAACATTGGTGGGGGAGCTTCTTCTAAGTCATTTTCCATTGGGCAGTGTTTGGCGATGAAATTTTTGATGGAGAAGAAGAAAAAGATACTTGTGGTTAGGAAAACCCTCCCATCGCTTCGCACTTCTGTTTTGTGGCTGTTCTATGAGTTGTTTGACTTGATGGGGGTTAGGGGAAGGATTAAGGAAGACAAGGTGGGGATGAATTTCTTCTATGGAGATAATGTTATTCATTTCAATGGGATGGACGATGCTGAGAAAATAAAGTCGTCAAATTGGAACTATATGTGGTTTGAGGAAGCCACTGATTTGGATAAGCAGGATTTTGATGTTGCTAGGTTGTATCTTAGGGCTAATTCATATGATGGGAAACAGAACCAGATATTTCTTAGCTTTAATCCTATTGATGAGTTTCACTGGATTAAGAATTACTTGATAGATGGGGACCAGTTTAAGAATGTGAATGTTATACATTCTACGTATAAGGATAATCCTTTTATATCTGAGACTGTTAAGAACAGGTATGAGGAGTTGATGAGCCAGGATATTAACTTTTACAGGATTTATGCCTTGGGTGAGTGGGGAAGGCTTGAGAACTTGATATACAGCAACTGGGAGATGGTAGAGTCATTTCCTACCCAGATAAAGGGTGGCAGGGTTGTGTATGGAGTTGACTTCGGGTATAATGACCCTACAGTGATAGTGAAGAGTACAGTGAAAGACTTGGAAGTGCTGCATGAAGAGATTTTGTACCAGACGAAGATGACGAACAGTGATTTCATATCATTTATTAAGACGAATATACCGAAGAGTGAGTGGAGTAAGCCTTGGTTTGCTGATGCTCAGTATCCGGATAAGATTAGAGAAATAAGATTGGAAGGATTTAACATTAAGGCTGCTCAGAAGAATATCAACGATGGTATTGACCTTGTAAAGAGGTTTAGGCAGTATGTGCCAAAGTCTAGTACTAATTTGATTAAAGAATTTAGGGCATATAGTTGGAAGACAGACAAGAATGGAAATAAGGTAGATGAGCCTGTAGATTTTCTCAACCACGGAATGGATTCACTTCGCTACTCACTTTACAGTCAATTTCGTGGGAGCGGAATATACAAGGTAAGATGGGTTTAGAAAAAACGAAGTAAAGGAGATAAAAAATGTATAGCGATTTTACATTAAGTATGCCTATGTATAATCATGATGATGTTCAAGGTCCTTATCTCTACAGTATCTTGAGAAACCATGATGTCAGCAACAACACTGGGACTATCAGTATAGCTTTTCTTGTAAGGTAACGCCTTTGGAAAAGTATAATGAGAACTTTTGTAATCATCAGTGTCAGTTGCATGATGATTTAAAGAAAAAAGTAGACGATCACGATATAATTCTGAACGGTGAACGTGGTACTCCAGGAATAGTGGGTAAGCTTGACAATTTAAGTACTACTGTACAAGATATTAAAAAATTACTACAGTGGGCATTGGGAATAATACTAACCCCTGTACTTATAGCTATCGTTGCCCTTGTTCTGAAGAGTGTGAAATGACGATATTTGAAAAAATACTTTATAGTTTAATCTCATTAGCAGTTTCGTGTATTGTATTATTTAGTGTTGTTGCTACATGGTGGTTGGTTTATCCTTATAACGTGGTTGATATTAAAACACCAATAACAGTATTAACAAAACAAGTTGTAGCTGGTAAAATGTGTGAACTAGAAATTACTTACTCTAAGTATCTTGATATATATGGAAAAAGACAAATACAACTTAAAAATGGAATGGTGGTTCCATTAGATAATGAACCAATATATGTTCATTTGGAGAAAGGACTAAATATTAAGTATAGGGTAGGTTTTGTTATACCAAATTGGTATCCCGCTGGGTATTGTCACGCAGAAGTAACTACTATTCATCAAGTAAATCCTCTTAGAATAATTGTAGAAAAATTTGATACGGAAGAATTTGAGGTGGTTTCAAAATGAATCTGCTAAGTAATTTTTTATTAGTGTGTAGTTTGTTTATTTTTGTAGTTGGGTTACTATTATTTTTTCATTATGAATATAGACATTGTACAATATTAAAGCAGAGTAAGAAACGACATGAGAAGATAAAAGAGAAATTTGTACTAGTAGATGGCAGATTAACAAAAGTGGAAGAGAGAGTTGGTACTTTAGAAGATAAAATTGATGAATGATTTAACTATATTATATATTACTGCAAGTGAAGTACCAGAGAACTGGATGGAATTTCAATTGTATCATTTAAAGAAGTCAATTGGAGATTCACCCATAGTTTCAATTTCCCGTAAACCTTTGGATTTGGGAACTAATTTAATAGATTCAGAACCAAAACGCTATTGGAACATATACATGCAAATGTTGAGGGGGGCATTGGCAGCTGATACTCCATATGTAGCAATGGTTGAAGACGATACCTTATATACGAAAGAGCATTTCACCGCATTCAGACCCCCCCTGGATGCGGTATCCTACAATAGAGCAAGATGGTCATTATTCACTTGGGATAATATTTATTGTATGCGTCAGAGAATAAGTAACTGTTCTTTGATTGCCCCAAGAGAATATTTAATAACTGCTTTAAAAGAAAGAAGTGAAAAGTATCCAAATGGTAATGAGTATGTTGGGGAAGTTGGAAGGTCTAAAGTAGAACACAGATTGGGAGTGACAGTCAGAAATTGTGTAGAATGGTACTGTCATAACCCTATAGTACAACTAAATCATGAAGGGGGGACAGACAAAGGTGATTATGGGATAGTTAATGGAAAGCATTTGATTAAAAAGCATGGGCAGATGAAAGCCTACGATATCCCTTATTGGGGTAAAGCAACAGACATACTAAAATATTATAATTAAGTGGGGGAAAACATTTATGACAACAGATGAAGCAATTCAAACAAAATTTCCTATGAGAAAGATGCATTTACCTTTTTATCCAAGAAGAGGTAACAGAGATGTACTGGCAGAATTTTTAGGTGAGTATCATTTTAATTATGGGGCTGAAATAGGGACTCAAAGAGGATACTATGCAAGAACGTTGTGTAGTAAAAATCCTAATCTTAATTTGGTTTGTATTGACCCTTGGAAAGCCTACAACAGTGTTTCCCAAGCACGACAGGATGACTATTATAAACAAGCTATGCAGAATCTTCAAGGTTATAAAATTACTTTTATTAAAAAATGGAGTATGGACGCACTAGCTGATATAAAAGATGAATCATTAGATTTTGTTTATATTGACGGTAATCATGTATTTGATCACGCAATAATGGATATTATTCAGTGGTCAGCTAAAGTTAGGAAAGAAGGTATTGTAGCTGTTCATGACTATCATACGCAGGGCTGTATGGGGGTAGTTCAGGCTGTTGAAGCCTATACGAGAAGTCACTTTATTAATCCTTGGTATGTAACGAGAGAGGAGCTGCCATCAGCATTTTGGGTAAAGAAATAAAAGATTATTTTGATAGAGTTTGTACTTTTGACAGTACGGTTGTAGTTACTACAGACGCATCTGTACAAAATTTATGGGATACTAGATATATCCATTATAATCCAGTTAAGATTAATCATTCAAAGGAGTTTTACGACTCCTTTGAAGATTTAATTATACAAGTTCATGAGAATAGAGAAATTGATATACAGAATCTTGACTACTGGGATTATATAAAGATGTATCATAAAGCATGGAATGATAAAATACTAACACAACAGTCAATAGACGGAATGACAAGAATGATTCAAGACGGTATCAATCTTTATCATAATATTAAGGAAAATGGTATGTTAAATCCTATAGGTATTATAATAGAGAATGGTAATATGATTATCTATAGAGGATGTAGAAGACTTGTCATTCTTCATGTATTGGGTGTAGAAAGATTAAAGGTGAAATATGCAATTGTCGATAATAGTTCCTGTTCTTAATAGTCATGAAATAGTTAGAAGGCAACTTTTACACTATAAGGGAATGAACTTGCCTGATGATGTAGAAATTATATTTATGGATGATGGAAGTAATCCCCCTATAGTAGACACTGTTGGAGTTAAAAATCTTCGTATTGTACCAACAAATGATACAAGGGAATGGACTTGGGCAGTAGCTAGAAATTCTGGAGCTAAGATAGCTAAAGGTAATTATTTCTTAATGACAGATTTGGATTATATCTTGCCGAAAGAAGCTATTGAATCTGCTAGAACTTTTACTGGCGATAAGATGCGATTCATACGGGAGTTCGGTGTTTTGCTGGAAGATGGAAGTTTTACTCAAGACTTGAAGGTTTTAGCACAATATGGTTTACCAGAAGAGAGAATAAAAAATAGAGGTGTTCGTCTACCTCCACATCCTAATAACTTTGTAATGAAGAAAGAAGCATATTGGGAAATAGGTGGTTATGTAGAAGATAGAATAGGCCATAAATACCCACAGGGTGAAGATAGAAAGTTTAAAAGAGATTGGGTATATGCTGTAGGTAAAGGTAAATTTAAAGACCATGATTATAGGCCAACAATTTATATGTTTCCTAACGGTCAATTCTGTGGTGATGTAGACTATAATCCTTTTAACTTGTTTCATAATTTAAGTAGAAAAACAGACAGCAATCCATTTATGGATAGAACGAAACAAACAGTAATTAAAAAAGAAACAAAATTACCTACTTTATCTGTGATAATACCAGCAAGAAACGAAGAATTCTTAGATAGAACGATAAATGATATTTTAGACAAAGCAGAAGTAGATACTGAAGTAATAGCAATTTTAGATGGATATTGGCCAGACCCACCACTGAATGATAGAGAGAAAGTAGTATTAATTCATCATACTACTTCAGTGGGGCAAAGGGCAGCTGTGAATGAAGGTGCTAGATTATCAAAAGCTGATTATGTTATGAAACTGGATGCTCACTGTATAGTAGACCAAGGATTTGATAGAAAGTTGATAGAACCTTACTTGGATGGTAGATTAGATAGAACTGCTACCACTATTCCCAGAATGTATAACTTACATGCCTTTGATTGGGAATGTGATTCATGTGGAAACAGAACGTATCAAGGTCCGAAACCTGATAAGTGTGTTAAATGCAATGGTGTTGAATTTCACAGAGAAATGGTATGGCAACCGAGATTTAATAGAATGACAGAATCTTGGATGTTTGATAAAGATATGCATTTTCAATACTGGGATAAATACAGACACAGACCTGAGTTTAAAGGTGATATTGTGGATGTGATGAGTTCTATTGGTGCATGTTTCTTTATGCCGAGAGATAGATTTTTTGAGATAGAAGGATTGGATGAGAAACATGGTTCATGGGGTCAGTTTGGTGTAGAGATAGCTTGCAAATCCTGGTTAAGTGGTGGTAGACATGTGGTGAACAAATTGACTTGGTTTAGTCATATGTTCAGAACGCAGAAAGATTTTAGTTTTCCTTATTCTATTTCAGGAAACGATCAGGATAGAGCTAGAAAATATTCAAGAGATTTGTGGTTGAATAATAAATGGGAAAAACAAAAATATCCAGTAGAATGGTTGGTGAGTAAATTTGCACCAGTTCCAACGTGGGAGGAGAAAAATGAAACTATTACTAGCAATTAGCATCATCCTTTTAACGGCAACGGTAACCTTCGCAACACCGTTTCTTGTGTCAGACCCGCAGAGCGGAGTTACCTCATATCAAATAACGGGATGGTCTGAAACCAATGTGACCGCACAGGCTGACGGTTCACTCAGGATGGACGTTGGAAGTGCCGTACAGGGTACAACCTACAACCTGACTATTGCAGCCTGTAACGTGTGGGGGTGCAGTGTGACCGTCCCTTTCGTGTTACAAAAACAGTTGCCCGTTGTGCCAAGTCAACTAAGGCTTGTACCTTAAAATGGGTGTGGAGGAATAGGTAATGGCTTTAACAATTCCAGACTATACATATATTGCCCATAAACTCATCAATCGTCCGTGGGGACCGGAAGTTCGTTTCACCGTTGCACGTTCTGATGGTTCCCATATCAATGAAGTCATTCCTATCAAATCAATGAAGATTGAGGAGAAGGAACTTGTTGAGCATATCACTGCTCGGCTCAAGCAGATTGAAGCCTCTATTGTAGCGATGGCAGCAGAAGAGCAACGAATGATTGCAGAGCAGCAAAAAGAGGAAGAGCGAAAGACTTTTTCTGATTACATGCTTGCCAAAATAGAAACAAACCCGAAAGCCACGCTTGAAACGGTTGCAGCGGAATACAAGGCAGCTACGTCAGACAGCAAACTTGACATCAAAACTGCGGAAACCGCTGAGGAGAAACCCTAATGGCTACAGCAACTTCAACTGGTTCTGGTATTTGGTCTGATGCGATTTGGTCGGGTGGCTCTGGTGCCGGGGGAGCCCCAGCTGACGGTGATGACGTTGTCATAGCAGCAGGGCATAATGTGTTGATGAATGCCGATCTGTCTTCATGGACTGGGCTTACTACATTGACCATAGCCAGCCATGCTACAACCCCAGGGATGCTGTATTTTAAAAATGGCACAGACGGACACCTGAAATTCAGAACAGGTACTAACTATGGCATACTCGGCAATAACGATGGCGTAACACTTGGCAGATTGCTTGCCAACCATGACGGCTCATGGCCAGCCGGTGATACTGATGACCCGCTAACCTTTGCAAACAAGGCTATTATCCAGCTTGACGGTACGTCCCGTATCATGGGAACGTACCTTGAAATCAAACTATTTTGCACCCAGCCGACAAACACTTTTGTTGAAACCTACGGTGCAGCATATACCTGCACCGACCAGTCCACCGATATAAATACTACCACTGGTATTATCACGTTTACTGGTGCACCTCCATCAGAAGGGACTCCCGTTATGATAAAATCAAGCGGGACATTGCCGACAGGATGGACGAACACGGATGTTTACTATGTGCGTACCGTATCGGGCAATACCTGTAAATTAGCACTGCAAAATGCAGATGCAAATATCGTAATACCCTCAGCCACAGGTAGTGGTACGCTCACCATGTATAGTGGGCATACCAATACCTCTACGGCAACTATGAACGTGGTTCAGGACGTAACTGCTGATACCCCGTGGGTAACGACAGATGGGCATGATTATGTGTGTCTGGTTGACTGCAATGCACCAGAAAATTATGACCAACAGCGCACACAGTTAACAACAATTAATGCAGGGACTATTGTGTTGTCTGCCAATGTAGATTCCGCACAATACCCCCTTGCCCGTATATTTTTAGTCAGCAGGAATGTGTCTATCAGATTTACCGGAAACACGAATGTCAATATTTTAGATGCTGTCCATGACAGTATTTTGCAATGCGAGATTAGGTCAACAGCGGGGACAGGGACAACATTTTATGGCTATGGTCTGAACGCTTCTTACTCTAATACAGTATCAGGTACTATATTAGGATGTACCTATGGTATGGTCCATTCTTACTCTAATACTATCTTAGGTAGTATATTAGGATGTTACTATGGTCTGATCTATTCTTACTCTAACACTATCTCAGGTAGTATATCAGGATGTGGCTATGGTCTGAACGCTTCTTACTCTAATACAGTATCAGGTACTATATTAGGATGTACCTATGGTATGGCCTATTCTTACTCTAATACTATCTTAGGTAGTATATTAGGATGTTACTATGGTCTGATCTATTCTTACTCTAACACTATCTCAGGTAGTATATCAGGATGTAACAGTGGTCTGGTCC